GGTATGGGGTAAACCAGTTCCCATGTGGTTAAAAATTTGATATTTGTATCACTAATCACCTCATCCGTAACACCGTGTATGTGTGGTTAAAAATTTGATATTTGTATCACTCTTACACCAACTCGTAACACTGGGTAGGCGTTCGTCATAATCAGTCATCGACCCTCCACACTCCACCCCTTGCATCATTCGTCATGATGGGTTATACTATCCATGTCATCACGCAAGCCCACCCACCACCGAAAGGAACCCGCCATGACCCGCTATCAAGATGCCATCCAAGCCCTAATAGACACAGCCCATCGCCAAGGCCACGCCCTAACTCTCTACAGCCATAAAGTAGATTTAGACACGGTCTACACCCTAGTAGATCTCACCGACGATATTGAGGTTTTCTCTATCTGTTTCCTACCACTAGCATTCACACACTTGTTGCACTACATCAACTCCGGTTACCGTCACGATGAGGAGGTCAACAATGCCTAACGTACCGTCCCACTACTCCATCTCCCATGACATCGCTCCCAACGGTCTTCTGGCTATCCTCGAAGAGCTTTCCGACTCTGAGAACGTGCCTACTCCCTTCGCATCGATAGCTCTTTTCAACGCCCGCAAATACCTCCTGCGGGCACCCCGCAAGAACGGTCTTGAAGACCTCATGAAATGTCGGGACTATCTTGACCGGTGCATTGCCATATATGAGTCCGACCTGAAGCCTATCGAAACTATCTACGTATGCTCCCGCCAGCCAGACGTAAAGGCCTCAAGCCTTCTCGAACTCGCAGATCGCCTAGGATGCGACTACCACGACCTCATGTTGGTTAGACGGCAGGTTGTTGGAGGTAGTGTGTATCTTTGCTATGATTACACCGCTGATAGCAACCATCAGTCATAATCAGAACGTCAACGAAAGGAGTCCCGCCATGCGCCTATCCGATGCCCTAATAGCATGCCTAATAGCCCTCCCCGGCGTCCTGGTATGCTGTACCCTCATCGTCCTTCTGTCCCTCATCCTCTAGGAGCTTCCCATGCCGAACCCTAACCACCTGTGGTACCTCGAAATCATCCTGCCGAACGACGAGCGCTCCCAGCGCGTGTTCTCATCGCGTGAGTCCATGTACGACTGGGCGCATGACAACGGCCTAAAGCCCCGCGTGGTAAAGCATGACAGCCCTAACAAGCGCCATGACTATACGTGCCACAGCTCCATCATGTTCGACGTTTGGAGCGACTAATGCCTAGCCTACGCAAGAACCCCATGCAGGGCGTCAACATCGACGCCATGGAGACTTTCACCTTTATCCAAAAGAGAGGCAAGCAGGAGCTGGCCAAGCAACAGCTTGCGATGCAGCGCGCCGAGGAGGCTATCAACGGACCGGCACAGCGTGCAAAGCGCGAGCGTGCCCAAGCCAAGGTCAACGAGGCAGTCCGCAAGTACTCCCACGTACCCGCAATGACCATGCAGCAACGCATGATTCAGGGCCTCGGCATGGAGCCTACCAGCGCCGAACAGGGTCAGCGAGAACTTCGTAACGCCCAGTCGCGACTATCGAAAGACCTAAAAGCCTCCCGCAAGGCCCTCGCCACCCTCAACGACTCGAACGACCCCACGAACACCCGGCGCAACGCCATGCGGCGCTACATCCAACGCCTAGAGTCGCTGCGTGATGATATGAAGCAACGCGGCAAAGACCCCGAGGGCAAGACCGTCGCGCACACCTACAAGTCGCGCCTAGCTGCCATGCGTGATTACCTGATAGGATACGCCGGTGCATCCAACCGCTCCAAGGCCCTAGCCGGCAACGCACCGCGATACCTCAACGATGCAGCCGCTCTTTTTGAGCAGAACTTCCGCCACCGCTGGGGATTCGACTACACCGAATACCCCGAGGAGGCCGCAGGGGATTTCACGATGCAAGACCTTTACGACGAGTACGAGGATGCGCTTATAGCGGGTGACTCAGACGAGGCCCGCGAGGTCGTGCTGAAGATCAACGCACGTCTAGAAGACCTGTACAACTGGTGAGGAGGGACCCCGGGTGATATGCACTTTCGACACAGAGGGCACGACGGTCACCGACGCTCGGGGAACCTACGGCGTGCTGTACTATTGGGACTTTTGCACAATCCTCGAAGACCCGGTAGACGTGTATCCCCAGACAGTGGGGTCTGTGGTATGCCATGACGCAGGGCGCGACTGCTCGAGCCTTTACAAGCACCTGCACACGCTCCTGCAATATTGGGAGGACTGCGGGGACACGGTGAAGGTGGCCGTTCACAACCTTACATACGACTTTGGCTACCTACGTCACTTCGTGTCACGCGTAAGCGATATGGGCTATACCGTCGACGTATGCGCTCGTAACTCCACGCACCTGATATCATGCTCCATCAAACGTGGAAAAGACACCGCCCTCGTCTTTTACGACTCCCTGGCGCTCTTCCGCACCAGCCTACGCTCCCTGGGAGACGCCCTCGGATACCGAAAGCTAGAGCTTGACTATTACCGTGAATTTGCCCCAGACACAGTTCTCGGGGAATCGGAGCTGGCGTACAACACCCGTGACACAGAGCTACTTTCCCTAGTGCTGTGCCGAAACTTCCTCTCACTCCCCTATGTCGGCATCGAGCGCGCCGGTAAGTCCATCCTCACCAAAACCGGCATGGTCAAGGCGTTCGACCGCGAGAACGCCTATATCGGTGCTGCGTCCATGGGAAAGCGCACGGTATACGACGCCGACAGGTACGAGACCTATGCACACCAGTTCTCAAACGAAGACGAGATGCAGCGGTGGAACAGCTACAGCAACACGCGCACTACTGAGGTGAAAGGCTGTTACGCCGGTGGGGTCAACCTAGCCAACGGCAACATAACCGGGTGCGTAATCCGCGACGTCGAGGCATACGACCTTACGAGCGCATACCCAGGCATCATGCTTGCCATGCGCATCCCCTCAAAACCCGTCACATGCTCTCCCGAGGGCATGGAATACCTGCTCAAGCCCAACGCCCCAGACCCCACTGACGTCTGCACCCTCAAGCGCGGCTTTTGGATAGGCACAGTCCGTTTCGAGGGCTTTCGTATGCGTCAGGATTGGCGGTCCCACGTCGGCGATAGCTCGCTCACCCTTGCCATGGCCCGGCAGAACACAGGTTCCAAGGGCATCCGCTACGAAGACGGCTACCTTGTGTCCGCCGACTCGATGGTACTCACCGCGGCTACGCCTACCTTTTACGAGCTATGTTGCGAATATGAGTGGGAAACCGCTGTATTTACCGAGTTGACGCTATATATGGGAATCGAGCGACCAACTGTATACCAGAACTTGCGCGTGCTCTACCACTATGCCGAAAAGACGTGCGCAAAGAGGCTTTCCAAGGGCAACGGGGACGCAGAAGAGGCCTACAGACGCGGTTACATCACTTACGACGAAATGGAGATGCTAACCGCCGGTGAGCCTACGGACGAGTGGATGGCACGTTTCGTCATGTCGCACAAAGAAAACCTCAACGGTCTTTATGGAATCTTGGTGCAAAACCCTGTTCGAGACTCATACGGATTGACAGACTCTGGATACCTCGAAAACCTCCATGACGGGTGCTGGGACACCTACAAATCCAGCAAGCGTGATCAAAAGATGTGGCGGGAAGCCGGGGTGCTGACCAGTCTGTTCAACCGGTACAAAATCATATACGCCGTCCGCAAGGTGGTTGATGCCGGTGGGTCGGTCTTATACACCGATACCGACTCCATCAAAGTTACCGGTCTTGACAAATCGACCATCGAAGAAACCTTAGACCCGCTGCACGAGAACGTCGAGATTTCCATACGAGAAACGGTGTCCTACACCGCGCGAAAGGTGCCTCAGGCAATGCCAGAGCTTGACGACGGGTTTTACAACCTGGGAAAGTTTGACTGGGAGGGCCATATACAGCGGTTCTACACCCCCGGGCATAAGAAGTACGCCATGGATTTAGGCGACGGATGGAAAGCAAAGTGCGCTGGGTACAACGTCAAGGTGGTTCAGCGTTTTATAGATGCTGTGTCTGCTGAAGGTTTCGACGATATCGCCCCCCTCATGGCCCTAGGCTATGACGTGCGCTACGACAGCTCCACGGATATAGCCACAGTACTTTCCTCCATCGAGCCTACATGGATAACGGTGGAGTTCGAGGCCCTCGATTCAGGGGATGCAGAGACGACGCACGCCTATACCGGCGAGACCTGCCCAGGCTATGCAGTCCTCAAATCAGGTAAAATCATGAACAACACCGACAAGAACGAACTGAACACCCAACGGATGAACGCTGCAACCCGCAACAACCCCCAGGTAGAGACCCTCTCGCGCATCGACGTCGCAGAACTGGACGGAGAGCTTGTATGGGGCAAGAGGGGGACGGTGCCCATGCAGTGGAGCAAATGGGATTCCGATAGAATTAAAGGAGATGTAATCATATAATGAAGTACTACAGCCTTGACAGAATTCTAGCGAAGAACTGCGACTACAACTTTATTTTCTCCGGACGTGGCCCAGGAAAGTCAACGGCTATGGTGAACCACCTTATAGACGAGTTCTTTCAAAGCGACGCCGAGTTTGTCAGAATAGGCCGTTATGACTGGGAAGTCTCAAGAACCCTCATGAGCAATTGGTTCAATACGGTTAACTATCGAAAACTCATCGATTACACGAACAACGACGAGGTTCTCGTCAAGTTCGAAGGCGGTCAATGGCGACTGTACGAGGACGCGAAGCACTACAGGACCATGGGATATATGGTCACCCTCAACAACCAGGATGTTTTCAAGTCGGTCGCATACGATGGCGTCACCAACATCGTGTACGAGGAGTTCGCCATGCTGAACCAGCGCGACTACATGGTCGGCGAGGTCGAGGCCTACCTCTCGGCAGTGTCGACCATCGCCCGCTCTCGTCAGAACGTCAAGGCGTGGTTCATCGGCAACACGCTCGACAAGCACAACCCTTTCTTCGAGCTTTTCGGCATCGATATAGACCGGCTAGGCATACAGCCGGGGGAGATAAGGACCTTTCAGTGTGCGGGATTCGACGGCCTGGGGGCCACGGTGGCCGTGGAGTACGCCGATATGGCCTACGAGGACGTGAGCGAGCTGTCCCCCCTCATGCGTATCTCAGGCAACGACACAGCGACGACGGGAACCTACATCCTCTCCGAGGAGGTCACAGACTACGAGAGGAGGACCATGCTGGTACCGTCGAGCGGGTGGGTGCACGCCGTCCCAGGGGTGGAGGGCATCTACATAGGAGGGGGTCAGTTCGCGAGCGCGTATGTGTCGAGTCGCCCCATCGTGGACGGGAGGCACGTCCTACAGCTCTGCACCTACCGCGGCGAGCGTCCCCCGTACCTGTGCCGGTGGCTCAACCTGAGCGGGCTTACGATGCCCTGGTGGCAGCCGGACCTCCCAGGGGCCGAGCGCCGCGTGCTGAAGGTCATAGACCCGTCCGTGTTGCTTTCCACCCCACAGGGCAGAAGCGACACAAAGCGCTTCGCCCAGATGTGCAGGACAACATTCAACGCTTTCGAGCTTGACGAATACCGCCATTACTGGTATTCTCTTCTCGACATGATGAGTCAGGAAAGGAGGTGATAAGTAATGATTGTATACATCATGGACGAGGATACCGTTATTGACGAGTTCTATGTGTCACCGAACGGCTCTCTAGAGCCGATAGAGACCCCCAGCCCGGCTTTCGGGAGGGACTACTCCATAGGGTCTGTCAACGGCTCGCCCACCCTCGTCCTGCGCGACCATACGGTAAAGCTGAAAGGCGTGATGCACGAGGCCCTGGAAGCTGTCTACCAGACACGCGAGCATCAGAACGCTCTCGTTGAAACCACTGACTAAAAAGAGATAAGAGGACACAATCATGGCTCTGGAAAACGTTAAGTTCTACAACGACGTGAAACTGCACCTGGTCAAGCATGACGAGACGAAGAACGGAACCCCCAGGGTGTCGTTCTGCTGGGTGTACCTCGATGAGGAGGGAGAGCGCCATTACCTTTGGAACTCGGTGATCTATTCCGGCGACTACTCCCCGGAGGTGTTCCAACGCGTGATGCAGGATATGCTCCCGGAAGGGACCCCGGTTCCCCAGATGCCGACGGCCACCGACGCCGCGGCGTTTGCGCAGGCCATGGTCGACAAAGTTAACTCGGTGAAGCTTTACGCCAAAGAGGGCACCAACGCAAAGGGCTACCGCCAGGTGTACGTCAACCGCTCGAAGAGGTAAATCCATGGAGAGCAAAAGTGCTGATTTGGCTTCTCTAAAATGTAAACTCGAACGACGTATATCTATGATAAATTCCGAACTTTTGGCAATGAGCCATGTAGAAGACGGAACCTTTGTCGATAACATAAAGATTTATTATAGGGCAATGCTGGATGAATATATACCGGTCGATGATTTCGTAGGTTATATAAGAGGTATTGAAGCGGCAGTAGATACCCTATACGGAGAGGACATTTAATAATGGCAACTGCTGAAGACGTTCTCAACATAGCCCGGGGCGAGCTTGGCTACTATGCCCCAGATGACCCCGAGCCTGGTTCCAAGTACGGTCGTTGGATGGCCGATATCACCGGCGAGGATTGGCTCAGGGGGCCGAGCCGCGAAATCTGGTGGTGCTGCTGCTTCTCGAGCTGGTGCCTCGCCAAGGCCGGTGTAGAGGTACCCGGTTTCCCCAGCTACAACACCGACCTCGTTCTTTCCGCCGACCCTCCCCGCGTACCGCTGTCCCAGGCCCTTCCCGGCGATATCGTCATCTGGGACTGGGACGGGAACGGGACCACAGACCATATCGGTATCATCGAAGACCCCCGCGCCATGATAACCATCGAGGGCAACAAGGACAACGCCGTCAAGCGCGTCAACCGCTCTTCGGTGAACTACCTGGTCCGCGCCGTCATCCGACCCGCGTACAGCGGTGTGGAGAGCGGCCATGAGAGGCCCAGCACGTCCGACCCGGTGGCCGGTATGGCCCAGCTTGTCATAGACGGTCGATACGGCAACTACCCCGAGCGTGTGGACAACCTCTACAGAGAGGTGCAGTCGTGCGTAGACGCCCTGTGGTTCGGTGCAGACGTTTCCGGATACCCTAGCGCCGTAGCCGCGTTCGCCCAGCGGGTGATGAACGGAGATTATGGAAATTACCCGGAGCGTGTAGGCAACATCTACGCGACCGTTCAGGCAGCGGTGGATGCGATGTACCATTAAGGTTCGGTGAGGATGAAGGAGGCGCGCGAACCTCCTGGCTGTGGGCACCGATGACGCCGGCGGGCATCAAACCAACCGTCGGCTAAGGAAAGACCCCCGATGAGTCGGGGGTCTTTCTCGATTAGTAGGGGAACCTGGACACACACCAGAACGGGTTGCCCACAGTCCACCAGTTGGGGTTCGTGACAAGCGTGTCGGCGTCGTTCATGACGTAGGGACCCCCGCTGGAAGGCCTACCGTCCCAGTCGGTGGTAACGTCCCACCATTTACCTCCCAGGTACATCAGTACGTGTCCCCTGCCGCCGTTGGACCAGCTCACAACCCCGTCGGCGTTTGGCTGGTTGTTCTCGAAGAAAACGTCCCCGTCCCTCAAGTCCGGCATCTCGCCAGGCCTCACGGCTATGTCTGTGCACGAGCTCCACAGCTGCTGGGTAGAGAACTGGAAGTCACCCCCGCCGATGGCACCCCAGACGGACGGGGCGAAAGCCCAGAGCATCCGCGACACGAATCCGGAGCAGTCGCAGGGGCCGCCGGTCTCAAGCATGTTGTAGGTGCCCTGCCGGTAGTACCATGCGCCTTGATGCGCCTCGCACCACGCAATCATGTCCGCAGCCCCTGGGATGCCCTCACCGGTAGGCGGCTGCGGGGCGGGTTCCGTCGGCGTGACGGGTGTGTTGCCCCCTGCCTCCACCCTAGAGGCCCGCGAGGTGGGAACCCATACCGACCCGGTGGTCTTGTGGAACAGCTCGCGCGAACCGTCCCTCATGAAGAGCACCATATCGTCACCGTAGCGCTGTATGTAGAGGTTGTTCGATGAGGTCAAGTCGGGCGTGGAAGGCTTACCGCCGTCCTCGGTCCCCCCAGAATCGACTGGAACACCACCCCCGCTCCCAGAGCTGGGGGAGCGGTCGTACCCGAGGACCGCCCCGAAATCCGGCGGCGCGCTCTCCCCGTCCCAGTCGGCCAACTGCCGGTATATGTCGTTGGTGGCGTTTGCCCAGCCTTGTCCGTATATGTCGTAATCCCTAAACAGGCTGTACTCATAGAGCGCTTGGTCGCGCACGAATTCCAAAGACGCCTCCCATCCACCAGCCCCGTTGAACACGTCCGCCACGTAGTAGCCCATATTGTGCCGTAGACGCATATAGAATATCAGGTTTTTTATTACCGTCGCGTTCTGCGTCGGCATGGGGCCTAGGTCGCTTTCGAGGGTGGAGCGGTGGTCCTCGAAGGACTCCGGCTCTGTCGTGTCCATCCAGTACCACGTTTGGTGTGCCACGGCCTCGTCGTAGTTGTCGCGCACGCTCGCGCACCATCTGTCAATGGACGCAGAGCCGAAATCGACCGTCTCGAAGTCACCTCCCGCCGACGCCACGTCACGCCAGCTCTGGGGGAGCGCCGCCCACTGGTTCGGGGCGTGCGCCTCCATAGTGGCGCACAGTCGGACGGCGCTGCCGTAAGTCCAGTGCAATATGCCTATCGACTTTGCATCCCCCCAGTTGACGTAGGCGTCATAGCTGGTGGAGTCCCACGCGCATGAGGACTCCCAAAGGCCTAGCAGGTACATCGCATAGAGTTTTTGGTTGTCGGTGAACGCCATAAGGCAGCTCCTAGATATGAAAAAAGCCCCCCGGTCTCCCGAGGGGCTTTGCTTTAGACCTGCCCGACCTCCGGGCAGACCTCCCACTTGAGGTCCTTGAAGCGCCAGCCCTGGGAGGTCGACGGCTGGGCCTCCGAGTTCTTCACGTCGGACCACGCTCCGGACTCCCTGCGTTTGAGGCTGCCGCCGCCGCGGTTGCACGACGCCATGGTGCCGCCTATGCGACGCGCCCAGGGGTAGTACGGGATGTCCGGGAAAAGCTCCTGGAAGGTGACGTTGGCGATGTCGCTGCCCTGCGTGACGGCCCACCCGCCCGAGGAGTCGCGCCAGTGCCCGCGCTGGTAGCTCATGATCAGGTTGATGGTCTGGTCGTAGGGATCGCCGTCTATGTACACGGTCTGCGCGCGGGCGCCGTCTAGGACCCCTTGGGGCGACGGGGGGTTGCCTTTGTCGCTGGCGTAGATGCCCCATATGTTGTGGGAGTCGAACTGCGCCTTTCCCTTAAAATACGCCTGAAGGTCGGCGGCGCACTGGTCTACCGTGTCGTTCGACACGTCCTCCATCGGGGTCCACACGACCTCGGTCGGGCAGAAGAACGCGATGCCTCCGGTGTTGATGAAGCCGTCTCCAGACACAGTGCCCCAGCCGTGGGTCTCTTGGAAGTCGTTCACCTGGCAGGCGACCCGGTACTGCAAGGTGTCCGACTCCTGCTGCAAGGTCGCCGCCACGTCAAAGCTCATGGTCAGCTCGAAATAGCCGAGGAAGTCGAGCGACTTGGACACGTGCTTGGTCGCCGACTGCAAAGTCTCCCAGGCCATAGCTACTTCACCCACACGTCGTTGTCTAGAAGGTCCGCGTGCGTGATGATTCCAGCAGACGCGGAGGGTGACGGCTCTCCGTTGGTCGAGTAGAGGTTTATGTTGCCTACCGGGATGGTGGCGGCACTCCCCCACGTCACGGCTCCCGTGGCCGGGTCGATCTTCCCGCCGCCGTAGACCTTGGAGACGATGTCCGCCAGGGTCTTCGCGGTTTTCGTCGACAGGTCGGTGATTCGACCGTTGAGCCGCGATATGTCGGCGTCGTGCTTTGCCTCAAGCGCGGATAGGTCGGCTTCGAGGTTGGTAACGGAGGTCGTGAGGTTGCTTACGGAGGTTTGCAAAGCCGTGATTGCGTCCTCATGTCGACCCACGGTGTCCTCAAGCGTCTCTATACGGTTCTCAGCGGAGGTCATGCGGTTCTCAAGCGACATGACACGGGTTGCAAGCGCCTCAATCTGACTTTCCAGATTGGCAAGCCAAGCGGTAGGGTCGTGTACGGTGTAGTACCAGGCCAGGGTCAGGCTGTTGCACGGACTCCCCCACTCGACCACGCGGGCGATATGGAGGGCGTTTTTACCGAAATAGCGGGAGTCGGAGTCTGGGCACACGAGGCCCACGAAATCGCCCACCTTGGGTTGGTCGACCTCGGGAATGGAGGCGTCGGTGTAGGTGAAAGGCTCATAAGCCGTGAAAGCGGAGGTGTCTACCGACGTGGTTCCGTAGTAGCAGTGCATGGCGCTCAAGGTGCGCAGCATGGAGTCTGCGTCCGAGCACAGGCCCGCGAGCCAGTGGATTTGAGCCTCGTAGCTAAGCGCTTCGCCGAAGGTCTGGGGGATTGAGAATCGAGGGGTGAACGGCGGGCGGTACCAATAACCGCCCTGCCCGGCCCCCGGCGTGTATGCCGGGGGCGTGGGGTAGGTGTTGGACATGGGGAACTCCTTTACGACACAGAACACCACATGAGGGCTAAACAGTTGAAAGTTACTATATGGTCATTAAGAAGCACCCGTACCGCCCTGGTCTACCGAGGCGGGGCTTGGGACGGTGGGGTAGAGCAGGGTCCACGCGCTCCATTGGTCGCTACCGGAGTCGTAATATCGGTAATATGTCGCTGAACCGTCGTACGCACTAAGTTGCTGCCCGGTGTAGTAATTATATAGTAATACAGGGAAAACGTATAAATTGAACGCCACAGTAAGTTTGACAGGTCTATTAATTATCGACGGAACTACAGTACTAGTCGTAACCGCGTAATTACCTGAGGTTTTGTACTCATTTAAGTCAGAACCTGAGGGGATAAGTTTAGTTTCTACATTAATGTACCGCGTATCAAGATACCCCGTGAGCGAGCTCATCGGTGCAGCGTCGTAGCGGTCGTTCGGTGCGTCGTGCATGACGAAGATGGCCGAGTTGTCCAAATCGTCCGTCACATACGGGGTGTCGCCTCCGGTTCCTCCCTTGGCGATGGGCAGGGGGATGGGAGCGTAGTCTGTAATCGCGTTGTTGTTGGGGATATAGTCGTTAGGGGTAACAGAACTTGCAATGGGGGTAGTATATTGCGTTCCCTCTTTATCAACTGTATAAACTCTGTTATAAGGGCCAGCCCCTTCTTTATCCAACTTCCCCTCAATCTCCGCTTCGAGGGCAGAGATGTCGGGGATGTTTGCGGTTACGTAATCGGCTACGGCTTTAGCTGAGGGTATTGACGCTTCGGTATGATTGTCAGGTTTGTTAAATGCACTCGACGGCAACATATTAACGCGGCCCTCGCCGTTTGTGCTATTAGCATAGATTTGCGTATTATTTCCTGCTAATAGTACAGGTGTTGTAGAGGTAATCTTATCCCTCTTGACAGAGTTAAGGTAGCTCGTGTCCTCCTCCCTATCGTAACGCTCGTTCATAACGTCGTACATGTGGGCGTATGCCTCAAGCTCCCCGTTCTCCACGACCTGCTTTCGGCACGGGTTGAACCCATCGTCCAGGTCTTCGCGGGGGACTTCGCAAGAATCGTCAATCATGGATACCTCCTAATACACGTTGATGTTTGGCCGTACCAGCTGGCAGAAGCAGACCTCTAGGCTCGTGAACAGCATCTCAAGGGCGTTGTTGACCCCGAGCGCCCACTGCTGCAAGCCCACGACCACGTTGCCGTAGGTGTCGTTCTGGTAGCTGTCTTGCAGGTGGTTGGCTGCGCTGTTCTGGCCGGTGTTGTGTTGGCCGGCGTCGTAGTACAGCGTCGGGTCTTTGCCTACCATGGTCTCCTTGGGGTTGCGGGAGCTGTAGGCGTCTGCGGTCTGGTTTCCGTTGACGGTGGAGTCGCTCACGTGGTCGGTCTTAGACCTAGAGGTGCGGGAGAGTTCGTCGGCGCTTATGCTTTCGAGGGCTGCAAATATGGGGTTTAGAGTCGGCATGTGCTCTACCATCCTGCGGTTCAGGAAGTATATGAACTGGTAGGGCGTCTCCCCCCGAATCTCCCGCCACATGAAGCGGTTTACGATGAGGTCGTTGAGCCGTTGGCGTTTGGACTCGTCCCATATGGGGTAGTCTGCAAGCCCCAAATCATAGCCGTAGTTGAGCACGTCGTAGAGCGTCATGTTGTACTGCTGGCCGATGCCGACGGCGGGGTTCACCTGGTAGACGTTATTCGAGGTAAGCGAAGGACTCATCTGCTGCGTCACCTCCCTGAGTGTTGAAGTCGTCCAAAGCGACCTCGTTGTCGGCCCGACGGTTGATTTTCCATTCGACCTTGATATCTGTGCCGAACAGCTTGTTACAGCGGTCGGCAGCCTCACGGCGGGCGTCGAGGCGGGAGTGGCGGGATAGTGCAATCTGCTCGTTATTGCTGTCCATCTCGCCTTGAATCATACGCTCACGCTTCTCGCCGCTCATGGAGTCGGTCCCGAGGCAGTTCATGATGTCGGCGATGAGGTCGATTTTGAGGTCGTGGAGCTTGTCTGCGATGAAAGGGGCCTGGGTGTTGAGGACCCCCGCCTGTGCCGAGAAGCTGAACCCCTCGTTCTGGATGATGGCGGGTTCGTGTCCGACAAGCTGCTTGAAGTAGTTTACCGTATCTGTGCGGGCCTCCTCCGAGCAGGTGAGCACCCAGGGGGTGAGCTGGGCCAGAACGTTCTCGTCGATGGTGCGGTCGATGTGGGCGAGGCGTCGGGAGTATAGGTCGATGTAGTCCATCATGGGATACCGCAGCACGTTGTCGAAGCAGTATGCGGCGTTGGCCACCTCGACGTAAGGGGTCCCGTCCGGGGCCACCTTGACCACATCGTCGCACCGACGCTCCCAAACCTCGGTGCCGTTACCGGATATGAGCTGCACCTCCTGGGGGTTGTAGTACATGTCCAGCATGTCGGTCTGCGACCCCCCGGCAAAGGCGAGGACGCCTGGGGCCTTCTCGAAGAAACAGCCCCAGCCCTGGTAGAGCAACGTCATCTCGATAAACCGGGGGTCTACCTCCTGGGGGAGGTTCACCCACTCGAACTGCTCGAGTGCAAGGGTCGTCATGTAGTTGCGCCAGAACCTTTGGGTCTTGGCGTTCATCTCGGCGGTGGTCCAGGCGTCCTCGATGTCGGATGCGCAGAGACAGCCTGGAGTTGGGCCGAAAGCGACGTTGACGGGATCGCCGGGGTTGAAGTTCATGTTGAGGTTTGTAGGCATGTCGTCACCTCCTAGGTGTAATAGGTCTGTACCTTGGATTGGATGGGTTGTACGTCGGTCGGCTTCACCTTGCCTATCCGGCTGGGCTCTGCCCATACGGTCGTCCCCTGTTGGAGGATTGCCCTGATGCGGTCTTTGTCCGTCTCGTCGGCTCGGGCGCACTCCAAGTAGACCTCTGCAAAGCGCCAGTAGGAGCACGGCGTGCATATGCGCAGGTCGTTGGGGATGTCGATGTAGCGGTTAACGGTGTAACCCCAACGACGGAAGTAGTCCCCGAGCTTTGCCACATAGGCGGGATTGATGCGCTTGTACTTGACAAAGAGTGTGTAGGTGAGGCCGTTGGCGTACCTCATCCCCTGCCCGCCGATGTTGCCGACGGAGCTTGGGGGCTTCAGCTGGGCGTCCGCAACGCCGGACTCGATGGCTTTGATGGCCTGGGCGTAGTCACCGGCTATCTTCGCAGTATCAAAGTTGTAGTCGTTAAGCCCGGTGTTGAGTCCACTCCATGCCTCGCCGATGTAGGGTACCTGCGAGACTATACCGCCTAGGGCCAGGCCCATGGCGGCGTTTGTGCCCTGCTGTGTCCACCCCAAGCCTATGTCACGGCCCCAACCGGCTATGGCTTCTGCCCCAGAGCTTATGGCACCGGTGCCGAGATCGCGCAGGGTGTTGGCGGCCTGGGCCATGTATGCCTGGTCAGAGGGTGAGAAGGGGTAACCGACTTGGTTGCTAAAGTTCCTGGCCTGGTTTAGCGTGCTCATCTCCTGGTTATACGACGCCGTGTCGTACTGGTATTGACGGCTATGGGCGGTGGAGGCCATGTACACGATTGCAGAGTTGTTGAGGATAGACCACTGGGGGAACTGGTCGAACCACACCGCTGTGTCCAGCAGGTCGCCAAAGGGTACGGTTGCACTGCTCGTGGTGGTTGCAGTGCCGTCGGTCTGTACCAATGACAGGGTGAAGGTACCTGGGTTGTTGCTGCCGTAACCCCAGGGGATGGCGGCTGCTTCCAGGTAGGGAGCCACGGCACATGCCATGATTTTGACGGGGGTGTCGTTGGCGGGGAGGAGCTGCGGTTTGAGGAATACGCTGTTCTGTCCGTTGGAAAGCTCTACCACGGTGTAAGGGTATGCCCACAGCTTTCGCAGGTCCTTGTAGTCGGTAAGACCGTCCCAACCCTGGTTGAGGATGACGCCGGTCTTAATGCTGGCACCGGTTGTTCCAAGGTCGAATATACCGTCGCTGGCTGCGTGGAAGGTCATCAGCTGGGGGTTGGCGCTTGCCCCGAAGAGATGCCCTGCCGGTCCAATGTCGTCTGGCTGCACGAGGGCGCGCGGTACTGAGGTGATGGACACGATGCACTGGGTGACCCAGCTGTACAGGCTCATCTCATGGAGGATTTGGGATACAGAGCTGGCGGAGGTGTCCAGGTCGATGAGGTAGACCGCCGAGCCGGAAAATATGCCGTTGTAAAACCCGCCGACGGCGCTTTTGAGCGTGGGGTTGTCGATGCTGCCCGGGTCTGCGGTGAGGTCGGCGGTGGACACGATGGCAAGGTAATCGGCCTTGGCAACACCGTTGGAGTCGGTCTGTAAGCTGTAGGTGTCTACGTAAAAATCCTGGAATTCGGGGCCGTTGTCCAACCCTTCCGGAATGCTGAAGTAACGGTTGAGGGTTTCCGGTATGTTGTCGTTGGCAAGGCATGGTGCGTTGACCATGGGGAGGTGCCCTTGGGTATAGTACCCGGTGCCCATCTCGACGTCAAAGAGGTACTGTTGCCACACGTCGGGCTGCAAGGTCAGCGTGGTGGGTTGCGGAGCGTCCTGGGTACAGCCAACGATGAAATAGTAATAGTTGATGGGAGGCGTCACCGGGTCGGTTTCACGGGTGGGGTTTGAAACAACTACGTAATTGTAGTGAAACGCAGACGTATAGGGTACGTCGATGGTTATAGGCTCACCGGGGTAGCAGTACACCGAAGAGTGAACGCCGATGCTCAAGGATTCGAGCGTTGAGAAGTAGTTCAGCCGGTCTGCCATGGTGTCGAACTGCACAACATCATGATAATTTATATCCCAGGGGACACGGTAGAGCGTAACTGTTGCCCCAGGCTCCCAGGTGGTTACTGGCATGTTTTCACCTCCTAATGTTTCACGTTAAGCGAAGAAAGGCCCTCCCCGAAGGGAGGGCCGGAAAAAGACTAGCCGACGGTAATAGCAACGGTGTCGGTATAGGTCTGGGTCGCACCAGACGGGTTGATGTACGAGGCAGTGCCAGTGAGGGTGAGCTTTCCACCCTTTGTTGCCCCGGTCTTCTGCAGGTGCAGGACGTTCTTGTTGTCAATCCAGGTGCGGTTGTTGAGGTCGAAGTCGGCTGCGATATCCCAGGTGACGGCGTTCGGGCGCACGCCGAGGCCGGTGAGGTCGACCGTGGCGGGGGAGCCGGTGAGCGTACCCTGAAGCTGCACGTTGAGGGGCTGGGTCTTGCCAGGCTCGACGGTGGCGGTGGCGGGGGTGATGTCGACGCCGGTAACGGCTATGGTGACGGTGGGGGTTACCGTCGAGGTGCCGCCGTAGGTAAAGAGGATGGCGGGTACGAACGGTGAGACCGAATAGATTCCCTGGTGGTGCAGCCAGTAGTTCGTAGTTAGGTTGCTACCGTCCTGGAAACTGCGCATACCCTTGAAGGTGTCATGGCATACGAAGAAATCCCGGGTGGTGAGCAGCGCACAGGCGTTGGGGATGGGCATCTCGTCCACGACGATGCGGCGCACGTCGATGTCGGCCATCTCCACGTGGAAAAGGGAAGCGAGCACCTCGACGTCCAGGTTGGCTTCGCACTCGGGGATGGTGATGAGCATCAGCTCCGATGGGTCGGACACAAAGACGGGAATGTCGATGACGTTGGCGTTGTATCGAGAGCTGGGAACCTTCATCTTGCCGGTGAGGGTTCGTACCTGCTTGAGAAGCTCCTTGCCTCCAGCCTCGGTGGTGAGGGGGTCGTTGTCAAGGTCGACAGTATAGAAGCCCCAATGCTTCTCATAGTAGGCGATAAGCTCGAGCATGATGCGGTACTCGTCATACTCGTCGGCGTTCATGGGTGCATTCAAGAAACCGGCCACGAGAGACGAGAGGCCGTATTCCGAATCAAAGGACTGGCGGAGTTCAACCTCGTTGATGCTAATCGGATACATGTCCTGGCGGTTACGGCTGTGGAACCATTCCTGCGCCTCGGGGGCGTTAACGTCGAGGAGGGTCGATGCCTGGGAGTAGGCATGGCCCTTAATCCATTTGGGCGCAATCTCTTGAATAGTGTGGCCGTACTGCATGGTAGCGCCCTTGAACTCACGCAGGGGGTTCTTGTACTCCTGGTTGCGCACACGAACCATACCGATTCGCATTACAAGTGCGTTCACAAAGTAGTTCCACATGTCGTTGTTGAGCGGGTCGAACAACGCCCCGAGGGTCGCGTCGATGCCCTGGACGGTTGGGTTGGGGATTCGCTGCTGGAAATCGTTGGTGGCTTCAAGCCAAACGGAAGCCATGATGGTTGAGTTCTTCTCTGCCATGGTTGAACACTCCTAAATGTTTCACGTGAAACGTAGTTAGATATCGAGATCGGAAATAGGCTTCACGGTAGCCTTACCCACGTCGTTTGTCGATGCAAAGCCACTGTCAGCGCTTACAGGGGTCCCGGACTTTACGAGGGTGGAAACGACTTTGGTAAGGTTGGATATTGCCTCCCCCATGCTGGTAAGCTTGCGGTTGATATCGTCCTGAGCGCGTCTGGTCGCGTCGATATCGTCCCGGGTGTCGGCGTCGGTGTCGCGAACCTCCTGCTCCTCGTCGGTCTTGGAGGCGTCGATATCGTCGCGGGTGTCGGCGTCGGTGTCCTTAACTACGTCGTTGTTGGTGGCTTCTGCCATGATGTTAATCCTCCTTCTTGGGCTGCTGGGATTCCACGGTGTTGCACAGGTTCTTCACCTGGCTTATAAGCTCGTGGTTGGATTCCTTAAAATTGTCCATCGACTGTCGGAACTCGCCGAGGGTCGTATTGCACATGTAATACATGGCGGCAAAAGCGGCGATAGGAAAGCCGATGTTGCCGATGAGTTGAGCTAGCATATCCGGTTCCATAGGTTTACACCTCCTAGATGTGGTAGGCGGTGGTTAGAGCCGTATGTACGCGCTCCGACGTGGCGGTTGCAAGTGCTGTTTAAAGCACGACCAGGCCCCAATAGCCGGGGTTACGCTTGTCGGGTATATTATAACCGATAAACAGGAAAAACGCCTAGTGTCAAGGGACGATAGGCGTTTGTGTGGATAAAATATACTAAAACATTAACTCCTAGATGGCGCTTGCATAGTTGATATGGTTGTCGTAGTAGACCGGGATACCAGTCTCGTAGTCCATGGCTTCGCAACCGTACTCACATCCGGAAGTGATGATATCAACGTTGTATACGTTGCAGTAGTCCATCATATCTTCTTCCGTCGTGAAGTGAATCAGGGAGCAAACATCGTCGCAATCGTCAGTAAAGGCGAGAGTGTAGAGCTGATGGTCATCGGCGAGGTCGATGTAGGCAGTGGCTAGAACAATGCGGGTCATGGCGGGTTCCTTTCGGTGGTGGGTGGGCTTGCGTGATGACATGGATAGTATAACCCATCATGACGAATGATGCAAGGGGTGGAGTGTGGAGGGTCGATGACTGATTATGACGAACGCCTACCCAGTGTTACGAGTTGGTGTAAGAGTGATACAAATATCAAATTTTTAACCACACATACACGGTGTTACGGATGAGGTGATTAGTGATACAAATATCAAATTTTTAACCACATGGGAACTGGTTTACCCCATACC